CGACCGGAGTCGAAGACTTTCTCTTTACCCTTTAATCAGGGATCTCCATAATTAATTTATGGTACCCGCTAGATTATTGCGGTTGGTCTAATTGCAATAAGCCGGGAGTATATGACTTAACCAAGGTCATATATTCCTTCGTGACTTGTGATTGAGCCAAGTTAATGGAAGTGCTCGCCCTCATGGAGAATACACCTTTTGATACGAAGTATTTCGAGATACCTGCTTTCTCAAGGTAGGTATCCGGAGATACTTCGGACTCAAGTGTTCCTCCAATGGCTTGATATTGTGATGAACGCGCGGTAGTAATACCGACGGACATCCCGTACTTGTCGGTCAAGACTCGTACGGAAGCAATAATCATGTCATTGAGAACACTGACCAAAGGGTGATAACTTCTGAGGACAGCTCTGTAGTCTTGGACAGACAAGTCTGGAAACTTCGCCAGGAACGTACCAGTTAGTTTTGCACTAACTGAATACGCATCCTTTTGAAATCTTTCCAAATCACGTTCAACAAGGCGTTTCTTCACCTTAATCATCATGGCTCTCGCCATGTGATTTAGATCCTGGAATCCAGGATCGATAGAAGGAACTTCGATACCGAGGACATTTGCAGTTCTTATTAAGAGCTGCTCATAGTCTCCCGTATTGATGGCAATTGCCACCGAGTCAAACACATTGTACAGCTTAATGACACGCTCTGCTTGCGCAGGTTTGCCATATAAGCGGTACAATGCTGTGATTAAGTCCGGGTGCTTGTCTGAATCAAGGCTCCACCCATGGAGGCGTTGCGTGTATAGGAAATTGTGTAGAAGAGAATATCTCTCCCACACTTGACCCATACCAGAAGTAGCGAATCCTGTTATTTCGGACCCTTTATGAATCCACCTCTTAGCAAACTCATACGTATCTTCCGATACGTGTGTCTTTTGCTCAGAGATGGGCATATCGAGTTCTGATAATAGAATTTTATACTGCTGCGCAACATCTGCGTTAGCTATCACTATATCATCACCAAGTAAGCAGTAGTCTCTAAAGTGTGGTTTACCACACCTTAAAGCACTAATGATTACTAGGTAATGATGAGTAACTGCCATTGCCCCCCATGATGAATATGCTCCCATCGGCTGTCCGGCTCCGTAAAATACGGGGACTGGTAGGCCTTTGGCAGTATATGCATACTTGGTAAGCACACGGGCCCATGCTTCCGCACGA